TCGTCATCATCTTCGTAATCTTCGTCATCTTCTTCTTTTTTTACTTTACCTTCTGCTTTAGCAGAAGCATTAGATTTTTTAGTTTTGAGGCCACCATCCGTTTTTTTTGTTCCACCTTCAATCTCAGCATTCTCTTTTTCATCACGGCCTTCTTCACCATCTACAGCCGGCATACCTAATTTCTTATTATCGTCTTTAACAGCTTCTTTCACTTCTTCCATATCAACCTCTTCAAGTTTTCCATCATCTGTGAGCGTTTCTTTCTTTGCCATTTTTAATCTCCTAAAAGTAATTTGTTTCTTGTATATTTATAATGTTAAAGATTTTGAAGGAATTTTTCAAAAACTTCTAACTTTTTCTGTTCCAATTCTCTCATTTTTGCATTTTCAATAGTCTTTTTCATAGCGCTAATATCTTTTTCTTTAATAACACCGTTTTCCCATACCCATTCTTTGCCTTCCATAATACCATTGACAAATGCATCTGGTGCTGACGGATCAGCAACAATGTCAACCGTAGAAAGAACAAAATCACTTTGTACTTCGTTTACACCTTTTTTATTAGATTTAACACTTCCCATACCTCGGGAAGATACACCAAGTTTAACACCCTCGCTGATAAAATTCTTAACGATCTTACCATTAGGAGTATCCATTACTTTGGCTTTACCAATAAAATTCTTTCCATCTTCATAAAGTTCTTTAATAACATGAGACACTCTATCCAAATTAATAACAGGTCCCATTGGATGACCAAGTTCACCAAGAGCTCGACCTTCTGCAACATATTTTTTATTAAAGTTATTAACTTCTTTTTTCAAGACTGCATGAGGATAAACTCTACCATTCTGATTTTTAATATCAGCCTGCATAAAGATACCTTTAATATACTGTTCTTTACCTTTACCTTCGGTAATATACTCAACTTCGTTTATATGTTCTGTTATTAGTTTCATTCTTTTTCTTTTTCCCTTCTTTTAGCAAGTCGTTCATTTTCTGCTTTACGAACTTTTGGTAAAATTCTTTTAGCAATTTTTGCAATAACTGCTTTTTTCTTATCCAATCTTTTTTCCAAATTTTCTTTTCCTGCTATTGATAAATCAGATTTAGATTTATCTTTTAAAAGTTTTTTTGTAACTATCTCTCTTGCTTTTTTCGCTGCTCGTTTTTTTAACTTCTCAGGATTTGCTTTTCGTTTCATAGCAATTTTACGTTTTCGTGCAATCTGCTTTCCTTTCGTTTTCATCATTCTTGCTCTTTTCATACGAGCCATCTTATTCATTACTTCATCAAGAACATCATTAATCATATCATCAATCGGTTTCATTATCACCTTCCCACTCAGCATCAATTTCGTCATAGAATTTTTTCTTGTCAACATCTTTCAAATCTTCTGGACTTGACACACCATATTTTTTTAACTTTGCATTAAAAAATTTTTGATAAGCTTCTTTATCACCAGATGCTTCAGTCTTTTTTTCTTTTGCTTCTTTTCTTCTTCCATCACCACCTGCACACTTACGTCTTTTACCATTTTTCTCAATATACTCTTTTACTTTTTGAACTATACTTTCTTCTCTATTATTTTTTGCTAATTGTTTCTCTATGTTTTTTTCTCGTTCTGCTCTACGTTTTTTTTGTTCTTTATCTTGTTCTGCTTTTCTAACTGTGGATTCTTTGTCTCTATTAGATTTTCTTAAAGCACGTTCTTTTTCACGATTAGCTCGTCTAACATCTTCAAGACCTTCTTTTAAATAACTTTTAAAAGTTTTCATTTCTCTGGTTCCTGTGTTGATGTTGGTTCTACTGTTGCCTTTGGTTCTGTTCCCGGCAACTCAAATTTAAAACTATTTTTATAATCTTCAATAGCCTTTAAAGATTTAGTTTTTAAACTTTTTGCAATACCTTCTTTTGCTTTATTAAGTCTTTTACCAAAAATATCTTTTAGAATATTACTTGTTATATCAACCATTTTTAATCCTCTCTTTCATTACATTTTTAATAGCGTTAACTAATAGATTATCTGTAAGAGTACCATCTTTAATCCATTCCTTAACTTGTTTATCACTTTCATTAACTATATCAAGTTCTGGTTTTTCTAATATATCTTGAAACAAATTCTTTTTATAATTTTCAATAAAACTTTGAGTTTTAACTTTTAAAATAGATTTCATAGTTTTATAAGGTTTAGAAGTCCTCATCTCCATCTTCGTTATCTCCCATTTCATCTTCTTCTGGTTTCTCTGCTTCTATCTGTTTATCAATGTCTTTCATTTGTTCATCACTTTGTTGCAAGATGTTCTTACGCAAGTACTCGGCCGAAATATATTTACCAACATACTCCTCAGCCATTGAAACTAATTCTAAACGATCTCTCATAATTTCAGAATTTTTCAACTCCATGAAGTGAGAATCTTTGGCCCAAATATAACGAATACGATCTTTAACTTCCCACCAATCTTCTTCTTTAATTATACCTCTTAGAATTAACTGAACTCTAAGTAAGTCTGTAAAAAGAACAGAAAATCTGTGTCGTAAACGACCGATAAACTTTCCAAACTTTACTTCATCTCTTGTAATCTCAGAAGCTCTTCCAAGATTAAACTGTGTCGAATCAGTCCCCTCAATTCTTGAGATTGGAACATTCAAAGACTTGTACAGTTTTTTTCTAAAATATTCTATGTCATCTGTTTCACCAAGATTCTGTCCACCCGGTAATGTACTGATTTCAGTACCACGACCACCTTCTCGTCTTGGCAACCAAAAATCTTCTAACATAGAAAGATGTTTTCGTTGATCTTGAACTTCACCAGTAGATGCATTGTATATCATCTTCTGCTTATACCGATTCATTACCTGTTGCAGATATTGTTCTGCTTTTAACTTCGGTAAATTACCAACATCAATATAAAATATTCTTCGTTCAGGAGCTCTTGCTAACCTATAGATAACAAGTGCATCTTCAATCATCCGTAATTGATTCCACGGTTTGATTGCTTTAAATAAATAACCAATTATAATTTGTCTTACTTGGTCAACTAAACCAGAATGAACATACGAAATAGCATCTGGTGCAACTTGAATAGCATTCTGTGTTGGTTGGCCTTGCATATATTTACCAGCAGCAAATTGATCTGGTGTATAGAGATAGTATTCTAATACATTGTCAACTACTTCTACTTGATTTGCACCGGCTTTTGATTTTTTTACTTCTCGTATTTTTTCAATATTCAAAGGATCAATTGGAATTAATTCTTTGATTCCATCCTTTGGTCTTTTCATATCAATTACAATATGATGATACAATCTTGCATCAATATACCACTTCTTAAATAAATCTGCACCCGTTAAATTAAAATCTAATAGATCAAGAATTGTAGTAAACTCAGTATGTATCTTATCTTTAATACTATCTGTATAATCTAATGATTCCAAATCAAGGGCGACAGCAGGCATACCTTCTTCATGGATAACTGCATCATTAATAATATCTTCAATGGCTCCATCCACTTCGTGTGAAAAAGCCATATCACGATATTTTTGGACTAACTTCTTTTCATCTTGAGCATCTGAATCTGTATTGAGATAATGCCCAAGAATCCCACCCCCATCAATAATCTGTGTAGCACCATCAAGATTTTCTGGTGTTACAAAAGTTTTGCCCTGCTTTTTTTCCTTGGATTTTATTTCAAAACCAAATAATTCAAATGCCATGTATAATACCTTTTTAAAAAATTCATAATAATAGGGGGTGAGAAACTCACCCCCTTAATTCAATTTAAATACTAACTAATAACTCCCATTACATTACCCATAACACCAATATTACCATCCGTATCAGCTCGAACACTAATTCCACCACGAACACTTCCAGAACTAGTACCATTTGCTACGGTGCCAGGACCAGCAAACCAATGATTAACTGCAAAAGTAATAGTATATTCTTCTACTGCATCATTTGAATCCCATGCCAAGTCAATAGCTGCAACTTCTGTAGGATACATGCTAGTGATAATATAACTACGCATATCTGAACCATCTCTATGAAGTTGTGAAACGGTTGCTGAACCATATGGAAAAGGTAACCGAGAAGTATTTGATTCATGTGATTGTATCATTGCCATCCATTCTTCCATGTAACCACGGATAAGCATACCACTATCATTAAATACAGTCGTTGTCCAATCTGCAAATGTACGATCTCCCGGAACTTTTAACTGTCGCCCATGATAAGGTACATCAATATTGCCTATAGTAGATGCAGGTAATGATGTTCCCTTACAATGAAACTCAAAGTCTGGTAAACCAGCTGTTGCAGGTGTAACACGACATACGAATAAATTCGGTCGCACTCCCCCTTTAAACTTGCTTTGAAACTCATGTATATTTGTTGCCATTTTATTACTCCTTTAAGTTTTTATAGTATTTATAAGATTAACCACCGATTTCTGAAAAAGAAACGTCAGAACGAGCGGCAATAAAATTCAATTGAATATAATTGATAGACCTTGCTGGTTTGATAAAGATATCACCAACAAATTGGTTTGAATCAATTATACTACCCGGATTATTTGAACCATCGCATACTACCTTAAAGTCCGTAATACCTCGTCTACCCTGTACTTCTCTCAAGAAAGGTGTTACCATATTTACAAATGAGTTGCGTGTAAACACATCATTAAATTCAAATAGCATTGCTTTAGCAGCGGTAGAAATTGCTTTTTCCAGAACAATGAACAATCTTCGTACATTGATTCTATCAAATGCGGTCGGAGTAACTTGAGCAGTTTTATCTCCCCAAAGAACTACACCAGAACCAGTCACATTAATTAAAGGGTTAACACTACTTTTATATAATTCATCACGATCTGCTTTCGTAGGCTCCCAAGAAAGTTTAACAATATTCTTGATCTGTCCACGGGTTAAACCAGCAGGTGACCACCATGCATCTTGTGTATATTCTGTTCTAGCACAAAGACCAGCAGTATCACCATTCATCGGTACCCACATAAACACATCTCGATAACGGTCATATTGATATTTCCATGCACCATCATAAACACAATAATTATTAGAAATATTTTTATCAGCAATTACAGCTGCATTTGTTTTTGTCGTTACAGCGGCAGTATAACCGGGTGATAAAAATACCATTGCGTCATTTCTTTCTGTTGAACCTTGTCCAACCATACCTGCTAAGGTCGTGTTAGTACCAGCATCTGTTTCTCCACCGAGAATCAGATTAACATCAACAACTTCTTGAGTAGCAAATAAGTTATAACCTTTTCCTGCTGCTGTTCGATTTGCATATGAAACTGCTTCAGTCGCAGAACTATAACCATCATCACCCCATCCCATAGACCCACCAAGAACACCTTCAGAGGCTGTTGCACTATCAAAAGTTTGAAATGCTGCACCGACTTTTGGTTGTCCAGCTGCTCTACCTGCCGCAACTGATAATGTAGTAAGTTGAGTTACATCACCCAACCATACATATTTTGATTCATTACGCAGAACATCTTTAATATAATTAGATGAACCATCATGTCGTTTTGCATCAGAGGCTTTACTTACATAAGCATGTTTTTCTAAAACATATCCGGGTGTTCCTGTCCACCGACCATCTTCATCAATAACAAGAACGTGCATCTCGTCATTATATGTACCCGAACCTCCATTCGCGGCAAGTACATCAGCTGATGTTCCCGGCGCACCATCAAAGTTTGCAATAAAATCTGCATTAACTGTGGCGTCTGACCATGCATTAGAATCAATAACTGTTACTTTTAAACTATTGCCTAAATTACCTGGGTATTTTGCAATAAATAATACATCATTTGCAGGTGTGACAGTATCATAATGAGTTGCATTATATACATCTACTCCGGCTGCTGCTGGTGCATTATCTCCAATCGTTGCGTTCATTGCTGCTGTTTCTATACATCTTACAACAATCAAATTATTTGAATATGCAAGATAATTTGCGCAGGTCCAAAAATGTTTATATGTTGCTGCATCTGGTTTTCCGAAAATATCAACCAATTCGTTTTCGGTTGTAACTGTGGTGCGTTCGTCTACTGGGCCCCATTGGAAACCACCAGCATATGCACCAATTGCTGTTGCTACATTTGGTACAACAGTTGTTAAATCTTGTTCGGTAATATTAATACCGGGGGATACTTGAAAAGCCATTTTTTATTCTCCTTTTACATTCTTAATATTGATATAGATTTTTAATTAATTGTCCATATGAACTTTTTCCCATTTTGTACCATCAGGCATAAGTTCATATTCATCATTCAATCCATCATCAATAATACCAAAGGGAATTGTCATATCTTCTAATGAATCCATTTTAGTCTGATATAACTTTTCTCTAATATTCAAATTACTCAGTTCTTTAAAATATTGTTGATCTACCATCCAGCCAAATAAAACTAATGTTGTAACTAAATCATCATTTGAACCTTCTTCAGCACCAAATGTATCACCAACAGTTACGAAAGTTGTCAACTCAGAAATAATATCATAATCAGAGATAAGTAACTTATCTTCTTCAATTAGACTTTTTAGATTTGAACAACCAATTTTTTTGACTTGTTTAGTTGTTCGTACTCCGTAAGAGATATCTTTTTTATGTCCGCTTGAAAGTTGTTGACCGTGTCTACCATACCATGCTACAGTAAGCAAATTTTCATACTCTAAATCATGGTGTAATACATCTGCTACTTGCGCTCCAATATCATTACTTTCCACCAAAATATAGGCATCATTATATTTCTTTCCTATATTATTTATAATATTTGGAAAGAGTAGCGGTGCAATCATATTATCACGGTATTTTGCCACTATTTTGTACGGAACCTCAGTCGTATCAAACACACAAAAGGTAGAATAATCTAATCCCTGGCCTCGTGCTGTATCAACTGTTATAGCGTAAGTTTTTCCCATTTCTGGTTCTTCAAACACATCCAGACTTTCTTTTGACCATATTGGTGAATTATATGACAATTCTTGTAATTTCTCGTATGATATAAGAGTATTAGAAGAACCCAGAAAATCTGCTTCATACTCCTGTCGAAATGCCTCCTCACCAATATCAGATATAATCTTTTTACGCCATTCTTGATCTCGTTCTGGAATACTAGTCCAATGAATCTTAAATGTTTTAAACTGATTATTACCTTCTACAGCATCATTCCAGAACTTATAAAATAAATTATATCCATTTGGTGTAGATACCATTATTATTTTAGTATCTTTACCAGATGAAATCGTAGGATAAACTGACTTAATAAATGCATCA